ACGTTGAATACGGATGTTATTCGCTCAAATTCGATTTCAGCAGAAAAGCTGATATTTGATACTGCTCTAGCGAAGAAGCTTGTATCCAGCGATGTATTTACGGACACTTTAGCTGCTAAAACAGCCTTTATCAACAAGTTGAGATCAGTAGTAGTATCTGCAACCTTGCTTGAAGGTTATAAAGGCCGTATTGGTGGCTTCCAGATTGGTACGCATGAAAAAGACCCTAGCACCTACTGGTTGACTGGTACTAATCAATTTGCAGTCGGTATGAGTAACGGTAACACTCAGTGGGGTCAAACTGCTCTTTGGGTTAACTGGGGAGATAACTGGGGAAAAGTAGGTGACTATGCTTGGTTCGTTAAGCGTACAGGAGAGATGTTCTGTTATAACAAGGCGCAATTTTGGAATACTCCTAAAATCCACGGGAATTTAGAAGTGACTGGTAATATCTATTATGTAAAAGATAATTACATAGCAGGATTTTGGGTTCACTCAGATATTTACACACATTTTCAAGAAAAAAACGGCTATTTCTATATGCATAAACAAGGTGGTGGATATTCTTGGATACCAATCAATAAAGAGATTTCAGACCGCAGATATAAGAGCAACATTCAAGATAGTCAAGTGTCTGGACTTGATGTAATTGAGCGGTTGAAAACATACTCTTATCGCAAAGAGTATGACGGTAAAGTCGAAGATATTTCATGCGGTATCATGGCTCAAGATGTCCAGCAAGTCGCGCCAGAAGCCTTTTTAGAAAATCCAGATGGTGCTTATTCATATAACACATTCGTACTTTTGCCTTATCTCATCAAGGCGATTCAAGAATTGAACCAAAAAGTAGAAAGGTTGGAAACAACAACATGAACGAACAAGACAAACAGATTAGTAGTCTGACGATTAAATCATTGAGCGAAAGAGTCAGCAATGAAGCTACTCAATCAGCTACGCTAGAAGCTCTGTACACGGTTACAGCTATGGAGCTTGAGAATATGAAACAAATCATTGAATCAAACGAAGAATTGAAAGCAAAATTTGAAGAAGTGAAAGGACAAATGACAAATGGCAATTAACAACTACACACTCGCGACTAAGCCTTATACCCGTGGTTTTGGAGACAAAACTACAACCGTTGTAGAAATTCGTTTGCAAGACGGTAACCGTTATAGCACTAACCAACGTGAATTGGCTGGTGATCGCACACAAGACCAAGAAGATGTACTCATTCAAGCAGTATTGGATATGGTGAAATCTGAATTAGATCCAGGTTCTGCAATCGTACAAGCCCAATCTAAAATCGAGCAAGCTGAACAGAAGCTTACTGAGACAGAAACCAAGCAGAATCAACTGCTTGAAATCACTGAGAAAATCAATAAGGTAGTTCGTGTTATGGCTCAAGATTCCATCATGGGTGAGAAAATCGCTTACGGTACAACATACAAAGAACTTGTAGAACTCTTTCCTCTTGTTAAAACTGGTGAGAGCTACGCTCCTGGTTCTATGTTTGCAATCGAAGACCCTGAACACGTTGAATTGAACGGGGAAGGCAAGCGCATCCTTATTCAAACTAATCAACAATTCATCTACCAAGGCGAATCACTCAAACAACTTGAAGGCGCACCATCCCAAAATGGAATTCTAGCCATTTGGAAATGGGATGCTCCTAAACCAGAGAAACCATCTAGCGAGCTAGACACACAACCAGTATCACGTTAAAGAGGTGGGTTTATGCAAGATTTTATGTGGGGAGAGCTAGTTGGCCATCTTAGGAACCTATCTCACAGCCCTTACATCCATATCTTCTTCTGGTTAATGGTTTTAGACATCGTTACTGGCTATGTTAAAGCTTTTAAAACAAATCGTTTTGACAGTAAGATTGGCACGATGGGATTGATTCGTCATTTCGTTGTATTCGTGGTCATTATGCTTGTAGCGATGTATTCAAGAGCGCTAGGAATCAGAACATTTGGTATTGGTTGGACAATGTTCTTTATTATCAACTATCTAGGCTCTGTACTTGAGAATTGGGAAGCGATTGGTTGGGCATTCCCAGAGTTTTTGAAACCATACATCAACCAAATTAAGAAGGATAACGCTAAAAAAATAGGTCAGTTTTTGGTCAATATCGACCAAAAAGACCAAGTAGAAGTTGAAATAAAGGAGAAAGAAAATGAATAAAATCAACTGGAAATTACGTTTGCAAAATAAAGTAACACTTATTGCTCTACTAGGAGCAGTATTTCTTATGGCTCAGCAGTTTGGACTTGAAATTCCCCAAAATATCCAAGACGGTGTGAACACATTCGTATATATTTTGGTATTGCTTGGTGTAGTTACCGATCCAACGACTGCTGGTTTGACCGATAGCGAACGAGCGCTTGAGTATTATAAACCAAACGAAGACTAGGAGAAAATAATGAAGAAAAACGACTTATTCATCGACGTATCTAGTCATAATGGATACGATATTACAGGTATTTTAGCTGACATTGGTACACAGAATACCATTATCAAAATTTCTGAAAGTACAAGCTATATCAACCCTTGCCTATCTGCTCAAATTGAGCAATCCATTCCTGTTGGATTCTATCATTTTGCTTGGTTTGGTGGTGACATTGAAGAAGCCGAGCGTGAGGCACGTTATTTCCTTGATAATGTTCCTCAAAAAGTAAAATACTTGTGTCTTGACTACGAAGATCACGCTAGCGGAGATAAACAGTCAAATACAGATGCTTGTATTCGCTTCATGGAAATCCTCAAAGAAAATGGCTACGAGCCAATCTATTACAGCTATAAGCCATTCACGCTCAATAATATCTATTATGAGCAGATTCTTGAGAAATTCCCAAACAGTCTTTGGATTGCTGGCTATGGTTTAAATGACGGTAATGCTGATTTTGAATACTTCCCGTCCGTGGACGGGATTCGCTGGTGGCAATACTCTTCAAATCCGTACGACAAGAATATTGTTTTACTAGATGATGATGAAGAAGCTAAAGCTGAATGGAAAGAGAATGATATCGGCTGGTGGTATGTACGTTCAGATGGCTCATATCCAAAAGATAAATTTGAAAAAATCGATGGAACCTGGTATTATTTTGACGGCTCTGGCTATATGATCAAAGATAAGTGGAAGAAACATTCAGACGGCAAATGGTACTATTTAGACCCTTCAGGAGCTATGGCTACTGGATGGAAGAAAATCGGTGGCAAATGGTATTACTTCGATAGTGAAGGAGCCATGAAGACTGGATGGGTTAAGTATAAGGATGTATGGTACTATCTCGATGCTAAAAACGGTGACATGGTATCTAACGCATTCGTACAATCAGCAGACGGCAAAGGTTGGTATTACCTTAAACCAGATGGTTCACTTGCTGACAAGCCTGAATTCGTGGTTGAGCCAGAAGGGCTCATCACCACAAAATAAAACATAGAAAGGTTTTCAAAATTTAATTACATTTGACCGCTGGCAATCGCTAGCGGTTTTTTGTTTGTTCTGAAAGTACTTTCTAAAATAAAAAAACTTTAAATTTGTTTGTTTTTTATGTTGACATAAGTCAACAAATGGTGTATAATTAAATCATAAAGATAAGGAAAGAAGAAAACAAAATGAAAAAATCACTAACATCACAAGAACAAATCGCACTAGCAAAAGAAATCTTACAAGTTAAGAATCGTAGAGAACGCTCATTAAAACTTGGAGAAATCCTAGATCGTGAAAAGTTATCATCAGATGCAATGTATGAATTGTACAACACCCTATTGACAGCAATCAGAGTTTACGGAGATGTTATCGGGTTCGATGATAAAGACTTCAAAGAAATGGCTCTCACAATCTTACTTCTTGAAAAAGTAAGTGAAGCAACAACAACTAAGGCAGCATAGAGGGGCGATGCCCCTCCTAATCTATAATATAAATATAGGAAAGGGAGTTCAAAAGAACTCAAAGGAAAAACAAAATGATTAAGTGGACAGGAAAAAGTACAGACGGTCGTTGGAACAAGACAGTAGAAGCTGAAAGTTATTTTGAATTATTAGAAAAGTTAGTTGATAAAGGTTATATTGGAGACTATATCGATAGCGACTCCCAATTATTCCATGAGCTTGGTTATGTATCTCAAGAGGTTTCAGAATTAGAAGAACGATTGAATGACGAAGATACAGCAGATGAGGCTTTAATGGAACTTGAAAAATTTGAATGGGATAAAATTTTAAAATATTTAACAGATAAAGAAATTGAAAGTGCAATCCGTGGATGTGATAGTCAAGCTTATTACCAAGAATTTGAGGTGACTGAATGATTATTAACACAAAAAAGGTTGAAATGGTCTTGATGAACAAGGCCATTCCAGCCAATCTTTTAGAACGAGAAATCGGGATATCACGTTCAACGATTACCCGAATTAGAAACGGTGAACGTAAGATAGAGAATCTCACACTTGATACTATCGCAAAAGTTCAACAATGGATTGATGCTGGAAATTATCGTTTTAGCTACGACTACAGCGAACTAATCGAAGAACTAGAAGCAGATATAGAAGAAGGATTGACAGACGATTATATCTATATTGTTCGTGGAGATTATAACGATATTTTAGAAAAATGTCCGATCATTGATTACTATTATACTGCTGAAGAAATCGAGGAGGGAGATATTGCTGAAAAGGTCTTGACAACTTCGGTACTTGCTGAAATGAAAGCTGATAATGAAATATTTTAA